GTTGAAATTGATTATGTGTTAACCATCTATGATAACCTGCATTTGCTATTCGAGATACGAAGGATAACATTACAAATGCAAATATAAACTGTAATAATGTTGCACCTTGTATTAACCAATATGCCAGCCCACCTATTGCTACTGAAAACAATATAGCTAATTTAATTGCTGTCTTGGTTGTGTACTTCATATTACTATTTATTAGTCAAAAAGAAGGCTCCGTTAGGAGCCCCCAAAACTCTAGGTTTTATTTACTTTTCGTCAGCAAGCTGTTTAAAGTAACTTAAAGTATCATCTTCATCATCAGCAATTGCTGGCTCAGGAGTAGATACAGGTGCAGGAGCTGAAGCTTCTACAGAGGTTGCCTTTTGTACAAAGTGATCATCCTCAGCATCATTAGTTTGTGCTGAAATGGACTCTGCTGTAGGGACAGTCTTTGTTCCTAGAACCATGTCTAGTTTAGACTTCAACTCATCATAAGATTTAAATTGATCTGGAGACACAAGAGTACCTAAGTCATATTGTGTATTCCATATTGCTTCAATTTTAGCATCATCTTCTGCAATAGAAGAAGGCGAATCAAATTCACTTTTATCATAATTACGATAGCCTTCTACTTGTCGAATTTTTAGTTTAAAGTTAGCACCTTCCCAAAAGTCGAAAGGGTTAACTGGTTTCTCATCTTGAAACTCTGGTTTCAAAACATCTTGGATTTTGTCAAAGATCTTTTTACCAAATTTGTAAATAAAGACTTTGCCTTCATTCTCAGGATTGGAAGGATCTTCTACTACCAAAATATTAGCCCAATAATTTAGGCGTCTTTTTTGTTTACGAGCAATCTCTTTGTTTGCCTCCACACCAGAATTCCATAGTTCAGTATTAAGTTCTGAAACAGGATCTTGCTTGTTAAGAGTTGTGAGAGAGTTCTCAATATACCATTTTCCACCAGGGCCTTGAAAGCCATGGTTGAAAACTCTAACCCAGGGTACACCAGTATCTGTTGCACCTTGAGACAAAGGTAAGAATCGAATAACTGAATATCCGTTACCTGCTTTATCTACTGTGGGTTTCCATTCCCTGTCATCGCCTTTCTTAAAATTTGATTTAGGGTTTGAGATTTTTTCGACTTCCTTCATTAAGTTGTCGAAGTTGCCTCTTTGTTTTCTGAGGTCTGAAAGTGTATTAAACGACATATTTTTTCTCCGTATTTGCGTTATATTAGCGTTGTATTAGCGTTGTATTAAGTGACCCATGTCCCCGAAGGGACATGGATTTCCAATACTTATTTTCTCCTAAGAGAATTAGTACTAGCAATTTTATTTATAAGAGTTAGATGTTTGACATGTAACTTTTTGGTATTCACAATACCTTTTAAGAAAGGTGTATACCGTTTAATTAACATACATGTATCTCCTATAATTAAATCGCCAATATAATCATCTAAGAACGGTTGTAGTTGGTTTAATATAACCACGCTTTCTATTGTTATATGTTTACCTAACAACAACCTCAGTTCTATAGGATGATCGTTATCAGTACTCATTAGAATTTGATCTGCATTATCTATTGTATCCAGATCTTGTCCAAATGTGTATCCAATTTTGTCTCGCCTACTTATCCAATCTTTGAATATTTGTTGGCTACTTATTCCATAAGGCATGCCACATCTTCTATCACCAGCTACAGCGTTAGCAACAGACAATGCTACAAATTCAGGTTGTTTGAATTTATCACATACCATTTCAAACATACCAGGCAGTCCTTGTTTAGATTCAAATACTTTATATGGTATATTAATTGCTGTACCATACTTGTATTTGTCTTTAAAAGCATACGGCCACTTCTGCATATCATACTTGCTCCAAAAATGTTCTTTGATTGCAACATGTATTTTATATGCTTTGAAAGGCTCCACTATTCAAAGTCCTCATCTAAACTTAATTCTTTATTTTCATAATCTATAAAAGTGGATTTACCTATATGTACTAATTTATTCTCATAATCCATACCACTTAAATCTGCATATTCTTTTAATGTTCTTTTGTTACCTATACCATATTTGTCTGTAACTTTGCCTTGTAGAACTCTATCTACTTTTTTAAAAGATTCGTTTATAATTTTTTCTTTTTCTTCTGGGTTGCCGTCCCAATGTAATTCTCTTTTTAATTCTATTTCTTCTGTATTGTACCAGTGATATAAAGGCAAGTTAGGTACATGCACCATATCATAGCCATGTGTAAAAGATCGTAAAGCAAGTGTTGCTTCTTCTCCGTTAAAATATATTTCTTTATCGTATGGAACTTCTTCAACCCATTTGCCTTCTGTAAATATGCCTCCGCCTGCCATGGCAAAGCCTCTAAAATATTTTTTACCTGGTATGACATGTGCCATTTGACCAGGGTTGTAGCCTCTTACCCAAGGTAGATGTAATTGTAATGCGTGTGTTTGATCGGAGTCGTCTGTTGTTATTCTAAATATATACTCTTCATCTGTATTTAAAAATCCTCCCTTAGAAACTAAAACATCAAAGCCTCTTGGGTATCCTGTTATAATAGGTTTCTCAAACCAGTTAAAACAATTAGAATATTTTTCCAATAAATCTTTATCCCAGTCTTTTTCAAATAATGTATGAGAATCTATCTGCATAAAGATATCTTCACCTTCAAACAAATCTGTTTGTATTGTACTTCGTGCCCAACAGGCACCTTTTGCATCTTCGGGATCACAAGTTTTATATCGCACATTGTCTGGAAGATCTTTTAGAATATCTTTAGACTGATCAAATACTCCCAATACTAAATCATTTTTATATTTAGAATTTTCTAAAATAGATTTTATTGTATAAGGTAGTATTGGATCTTGGTATGATGCAATAGAACAAAATATTTTCACAGGGGCAACTTACTCTTTCTTTTTTCTTTTAATAAATTTAAATCTAATGCTTCTTCTTTAATTTTTGCTTTTAAAGATGCTGTTAAAAATTTAGAAACACTTTCTATTTCTATCTCTTTTTTAATACAATAATCACATACAATATCCATGCACTGTGAAGAAGTATTAAAGGCCATTTTCTCTATAAACTGTGAAAATTCCGTTGAAGTATGGAACTCTTTTGTTACTAGGAATATGTCGCTTACTTTTTCTTTTGTCATCTCTATCGTGTTATCAATTACTACTCTTGGTTCCACTCTTATTCTCCTGAACCCACGCTTTAATATAATCATGTACATTATGCGTGGATTGAATATATGGATTTTGGCAATGTGTTCTTTCTGCCTCTCCCTTTCTATCAAACGAATGTACAATAGGGTGCTTAAAACAATCTGCTATTGATGAGATTGATTTAGGATCACCACTTCCAAAATGTGCTACAGAAGGAAGAGTTGGATCTGCCATTAGTTGTAGGATGCCTTGTATTACATCATCTACATGCGTAAAGTCTCTTTCTTTTTTACCTGTGCCAAATACTGTTAAGGGATTGCCTTCTAAATAATCATTCTTAAATTTTCTAACAACCGTACTATACTCTCCATAGTCTGCCTCACCTGGTCCATATACATTATAATAAAACATTAAAACATAATCTAAAGCATAAAGTTTTCTGTACATATCTAATATAGATTCACAAACAACCTTGCTAAATGTATATGGATTGCCTTGAGACTCAACATATTGTGTACTTGAAGATGTAGAAAAGAATAATTTACAATTAAATATCCTAGCCCAATCTGCAACTGCACAGGTTGTTGTTATGTTATTTGTAATAGTCTCTGTTGGATACTCTAATGCTCTACGAACTCTAGGGCTATTTGCCAGATGAAAAATGGCAGATGGTGGCTCTATAGAATTTAAGTGAGGATTAAAATCAACTACATCACATTTATGATATTCTACGCTGTTATGATTTAAGAATACACTTCCTGTTCTGTTGTCGTCCACCACTGTTACACAAAATCCATTATCCAATAAATTTTTTGTAAGGTGTGATCCTATAAAGCCACATCCGCCTGTTACTATTACATGAGGTAAATCCGTTAACATGTGCTAATTATACGACCATTGATTGCTTTAGTCAACATCTTTATAGAAGATATGGTTGTCTATTGTTATTGTTCTATTATATACCATAGCCCATTTAGGTTTTACTTTAGGACTGTGATACCACAATGAACCCTGTGTGAAGTCTTCTGTTTCGTATGTGTACATAACTTCTGCAATTAAAAGAATATCTTTGTAGCAGTTCTCATCTTTTATTGTGTCTGGTTTCCCATCACAATACCAACTAAATTGGCATGAGTGAAGATCTATTCTTCCACTAGGATAATACTTCGTTTGTTTTACAACACCACATATAGTGTTAGGAAATCTTTCATCCTTCACTCTATTCAATGTTACAAGAGCCACAGCCATTCTTCCTGCTGTAGACTCACTCCTTGCTTCGTGGTATATATTCTGTGCTAAACATTCTATCTCTTTTTGCTTAGCCTCTATACTCTCAGCATACATTACAAAAAATAATATTGGTAATGTTATCCATAACTTACGCATATGGTTCCCCCTTTATTAATCTACGTCTTCAGAAACTTTCTTATCCTTCTTTCGATTGTACTTAGTTTTGTCCGGTACTACCGTGGCCTTGTTAAACAGTTTTGCATAACGGGCTACAGGATTTCTAAGTTTTAGTTTCTTCTTACGCATAATAGTATTTATTATACTTTCGTGAGGGGCAAATGTAAAGAGCGCATAGGACCTTATTGTCCTTTTAATTGCCCTGTAGGAAATTCAACATAGGGGCTTGTCTGTTGAGTTACTAGTTTCCCTGTGATTCTGTTGTTTTAACTGTAATGTCTAAGTCTTTGCCTTTTGGTGCTGACGCTGAGATATTAACATGTGCGCCACATCCAATGAGCATGAACATTACTGTGAATAATGCTATTCCTTTAGCCATCATTCTCTCCATTGCTGCTATAACTATATATAACATCAGGCACAAAAAAGGGCGCCTCTAAGACACCCTTTCCGATCTATGAGCTAGATTAACTGGTATAATTATAGAAAGATATAATTATGTATGTAACACCTATCAAA